GTCAAAGGACAAAGCAGAGAGCTACAAGAACACTTTGTATTAACTGTCAATGAGTATTTTAACAAGCATTGGAATGACTTACAAAAGCATCCTAAACTGCTGTGGCTGTTGCTGTGCATGTGTAGTTACAACGGTGAAAAAACATTCTTTCACGAATGGCTTGGCAATAAAAAGAAAGCGGGCAGTGGAAAGAAAATGAAATTTTTAGAAGAAATATATCCCAGTCGCAAGCGTGATGAGCTAGAACTATTGGCACACCTATCCACTGATAAAGATCTTAAAGAGCTGGCACGTAAGCATGGTATGGATGAAGCAACTATTGCTAAGAAACTAAAATGATGGCACTAGCCGATAGCAAACCTTATATTTGTCAATATTGTAGTCACGGGTTTACTCGTGAAAAAACATTGGCAGTGCATGTGTGCGAACAAAAACGTCGAGCACTTGCCAAGACAGAAAAACATGTAATATTAGGCTATGACACATTTAATAAATTTTATAAAATGAGTCAAAATCACAAAGGCGATAAAACATACGAGGAATTTGCCAGGAGTCCGTATTATAATGCTTTTGTCAAGTTCGGCAGTTTTGTCAGCAATGTCAATCCACTATACCCTGAGAAGTTTATCAACTATGTAGTAACTAGTGGAGTTAAATTAGACCACTGGTGTAGAGATGAATTGTATGATAATTACGTTGTACATTTGATTAAAAGTGAACCGGTTGAAGTAGCACTAGAACGCAGTATCAGCCATATGCTGTCTTGGGCTAATGATAATACTGCACAATGGAATCATTATTTTTTATATGTAAGTCTAAATCGTGCATGTTATGACGTACGAGATGGCAAAGTAAGTCCTTGGTTAGTTTTAAATTCAGCAAACGGAAAAGACATGTTGAAAAAATTCAACGATGAACAATTGATGGCTGTCAGTGCAGTCATGGATGTTCCTTTCTGGTTAAACAAATTTAGGAAACTGCCTGCCGATGCTGAATTAGTAAAACAAGTGGTCAAGGAAAGTAACATATAATGCCAGATATCGACATTGACTTTGCAGATAGAACACAAGCATTAAATGTGCTAAAGCATATAGATGCACGTCTAGATAGCAGTTCTAAAAAACACAACACTGGCGTATATTGTACTAGTATTCCCCACGATCCATTAACCGGAATCAGCACATTAGATTATAAAACTGCTGAAGAACGAGGATATTTTAAGATAGATTTCTTAAATGTCAGCGTGTACGACGGCGTGACGAGCAAAGCACATTTGACTAAATTAATGGAGACAGAGCCCATATGGGATCTATTACTAGAAGACGACTTCGTCAACAAACTGTTTCACGTGAACGGGCACGGTTCTATCTTGAGACAAATGATCCCGACTTCGATCGAGCAGTTAGGCGCAGTATTGGCAATGATACGTCCTGCGAAACGATATCTAATTGGAAAAGATTGGAATACGGTAATGTCAGAGGTTTGGATAAAACCCGAAAATGATGAATACTATTTTAAGAAGGCACATGCAATTGCCTATGCACATGTGATTGTTGTGCAGATGAATCTGATTTGTGAGCAGTTAGCGAACTCTACGGACTAGTTGTACACTCTTACGTTTTACACGTTTAAGTGTAAGATTCATTAGATTAACTGTAGGGCCTAGGATAATGCGGGTATCTTTGCTGTTAAAGGTCTTGATAGCATAGGCAAATTGCCCAATCGAATCCCTACAAAATATGTTGATTGGAAACTGACGATTTGATTCCCACCACCAAGTTTCACCAATACTTAAAAATGCTGTTTTTGCATCAGCATCACGGATAGCATTTAGGTCATAAAAGCTAGTAACGAACTGATCTTGATTTATTATAATACCTACGTATTCTTCTTCACCGTAGTTAATGACACTAATAAATGGTAGATTTTGTTCTATATTGTCTCTTAATTTTGCCATAAATACTTTATAAAGGTTCCTGCCAAATGCAAAAAATTCAAAGTTATTTATATACAAATAGGATTCAACTATTAGCCGATGTGGCAGGCTTTACTACGGAGTATACTAACGTGTATCAGAAAACAGTAAAAATTTACAGCGGCGTCGATAACGTCCTAGAGTTTGATATTAAAAATGCAGATCAGAAGCGCATCGATTTATCTACTTTATCTAACATTGAGTTAAATGTTATGGATGCTACAGGAACTGCATTGCCTAGCAGTCCTTATACACTTACTCCAACAGCGACTAAGGGGATAGCAACAGTAACCATTCCAGATATTGATCTCGAAACATACCCTACCCAATTTTTTAAATATAGTGTTACTGCTTTCAAAAGCGGATATACTGTTCCATTATATGCAGACAGTCGCTTTGGTGTAGCGGGCACTATGGAGCTGATTAGCAATGCCATGCCCACGTTTAGAGACGATCGAGTTTATAACACATTTACCGGCGAGATAGATTTTGCTGGTAATGTTATGCATCGTAGTTCAGCAATACCTGCTAAATTTTACGAAACAGTTGCCACAGAAAATCTAACATTCCAAGTTAGTATTAGTTCTGGGTTTTTAGGTAAAGTATACCTAGAAGGCACAACCGATATGACCGTTTCGGTCAATAGTTGGCTCAATGCTAGCCAAACTACTATATTCGATAACATATCTAGCAATGTAAAAACCTCAGCCATTAGCACCGTTAGCATTACAATGCCAGTTAGTTCATACAACTATTTCCGATTAACCTGGCAATGGCCACCTACTACTAGTATCAGCAGTTACATGGACATTTATGGTGGATATGGCTCCGATAATGGGCCCGGAAAGGTTGTATCTGTAACAGTTTTCTAGTATAATTAGGCTATGGGCCTAATTGCGGATACACTACAAACTTACTTACCTGGCAAGCGTAAACATACTCCAAGTGGTTGGATAAGTTTCAATGCGCCCTGTTGTGATGATAAACGACAACGTGGTGGATTTATAGTTAATGCCGGTGATGCTGTCAGCTATCACTGTTTTAATTGCGGATTCAAATGTTCGTGGCAACCGGGCAGACATATCAGTCAAAAGATGAATCAATTCATGCGGAATCTAAACATTCCGGATGATATCATTGCACAACTACGACTCGAAGCACTTAGACTAGATGAAAATAATACTACAGAAATTCGCAGTATAATTCCTAAATTCGATGTAAGAGCGTTACCATTAGACAGTGAACCTATAGACAAATTATTAAATAATCCTCCTGAAAAACTCGTACCTATATTAGAATATATGGTCGATAGGAAAATATATCCCGAGGACTATTCTTTTTATTGGACTCCTAAAGTTGGATTTAGTAATAGATTAATCATTCCATTTTTTTATAAAAATGAAATTGTAGGCTGGACTGCTCGTGCAATAAACGATGCTAAACCTAAATATCTAAGCGAACAACAACCGGGATATGTGTTTAATCTAGACCGTCAACAAGACGACCGTGAGTTCGTGATTGTTAGCGAAGGCCCATTTGATGCACTAAGTATTGATGGATGTGCATTACTAGGTGCAGAGATTAAGGATAGTCAAAACTGGCTATTAAAACAACTAAACAAAGAATTGATTCTAGTTCCGGATAAGGACCATGAGGGTCCTAGAACTGTAGAACAAGCGATAGAATATGGTTGGTCAGTTAGTATGCCCGATTGGCCCGAAGGTGTTAAAGACATTAATGATGCCGTTATAAAAATAGGCAAACTTGCCGCACTATGGTCAATAGTACAGGCGAAAGAATCAAATGCATTAAAAATTAGACTCAAAGCTAAACAATGGTTCAAGGATCAACAACATGAATAAATTACTTTATATTTTAAGCCATCCGATAAGATGGTGGAAAGATCGTCAAGCGGTTAATAAACGTTTAGAGGAACTACGGAAGAGAGATCCGTTTATCTACAAATGATACTGTGGGGGATCAACGCACTTAATCACGGGCATAGTATTGCTGTCTTTAAAGACAACAAATTAATGGAAAACTATACAGGTATTAGTGATCAATTAGAAAGCGTTACTACCGTTAGTGCTCTAAATCACGGTAGCCCTGACAGGATTTTTTGGTATGAAAATCCTTGGTTAAAAAAAGCTAGACAAATATATGCCGGACAATATAGGACTGCATTGAATTTAGATGTCTTGCCTAGTCGACATCTAAAGCAATTCAAATATGCATCAGTTAGATATACTCCACATCATGCTAGTCATGCGGCAGCAGGGTATTACACTAGTCCATTCAATCATTGTGCTATTGTTGTACTAGATGCTATTGGAGAATTTGAATGTGCAACGATTTGGGAAGGATTACACGGAGAGATGCGAAAAGTGTGGAGCAGGAGATATCCACATAGTTTAGGTTTGTTTTATAGTGCTTTTACAAAACTTATAGGATTAGAACCAATCAAGCAAGAATATTTGTTACAACAAATGAGTGAGCAAGGCGACCCTATGAGATATCTGACCGAGGTACAGAGTTATGTAGACTATACTGTTAAATTAACTCGTAACTTGCATCGGGGAGTATTAGATTGGCCACATCCTATTAATAATTTGCAAGATCAGTGCGACATAGCGGCCGCAGTTCAACGTGTATTTGAGTATCAAATGTCAGCAGTTATGCTCAAAGCTCGTCAATTAATCAACACAGATAGTTTAGTCTATATGGGCGGTTGTGCTATGAATAGTAAGGCAAATGCATATGAAATGAAAGAAAAATGGAAGTATGTTTGGTCATTACCAAATCCTGGTGACCCTAGTAGTAGTATAGGTGCAGTGCTATATCATACAAAACAACGAGTATGGGATTACAAGTGGGATCCCGTCAAACACATTGAGATTAAAGTCTAAAGAAGTTATAATAAATTATGAAACAAAACACAGATTACGGTTACGATATACAAAAAGTCTATTTGGAAATGATGCTGGCAGATGCGGCAACATTTGCTCGTTGTCAAAGCATTTTTGACCATACGCTGTTTGATAGACGACTACAAACGCCAGCAGAATTTATCAATGCATATGTAGAAGAGCATAATGTAGTGCCAACTGAAACTATTATTAATGCCGCGACTGGTACAGATTTTAAAGTTCCAGTTGACCTGCGTGAAGAACATTTTGATTGGCTACTTGCAGATTTTGAAACATTTACCAGGCATAAAGGACTCGAACGTGCGATCCTAGAAGCGGCAGATATGTTGGAAAAAGGTGAGTACGGTACAGTTGAAGAAAAGATCAAAAAAGCGATACAAGTAGGTCTACAAAAAGATCTAGGTACTGATTATTGGTTAGATCCTAGGGCTCGATTAATGCGTATCAAAGACAACAACGGGCAAGTATCAACAGGTTGGAAAAGCGTCGATGACAAACTATTTGGCGGTATGAATCGCGGAGAACTGAATATATTTGCTGGTGGATCAGGCGCAGGTAAATCATTATTCTTGGCTAACTTGGGCATTAACTGGGCATTATCAGGTCTTAATGTAGTATACTTAACGCTAGAACTTAGTGAAGAACTAGTATCAATGCGTATGGATGCGATGGTAACTGGCATGGCAACTCGTGAGATTTTTAAGAATCTAGATGACGTTGAAATGAAGGTCAAAATGATTGGTAAAAAGTCTGGCACATATCAAGTCAAATATATGCCAAGTGGTAAGACTGCTAATGATATCCGCAGTTACTTGAAAGAATATGAAATTAAGACGAATAGGAAAGTTGACGTATTACTAGTTGACTATTTGGACCTGTTGATGCCTCAAAGTAAGAAGATTAGCCCAGCAGACTTGTTTATCAAAGACAAGTATGTGTCAGAAGAATTGCGTAATCTAGCAGTGGAAAAGAACTGTGTATTTGTTACAGCGGCACAGTTAAATCGTGGAGCAGTCGAGGAAGTAGAGTTTGATCACAGTCATATCTCTGGCGGACTATCTAAAATCCAAACAGCGGACAACGTGTTTGGTATCTTTACTAGCCGTGCTATGCGTGAGCGTGGACGTTATCAAATCCAGTTGATGAAAACACGTAGTTCAAGTGGTGTTGGTATGAAAATTGATTTGGAATTTAACATCGATAGTTTGCGTATTACTGATCTTGCAGAAGAAGATGGCTATGGAAATAGCAACAGTCAAAGTGCAGGTAGCACATTATTGAACAGTATCAAACAACGACAAACAGTAGTTCCTAGCACTGGAGAAATCTTAACAGATGGTGCTAGTATTCCTAAAGTTAAAGCAAATGTTGAAAGCAGTAAACTAAGGGAACTGCTTAATAATTTACCGGGCGACGATATCTAAGTGTTTTTTACTAAAAGAGATAAGTACGTATATAATGGAACTATATCACCTACGCTCAATTGACGATCCCTTAACTAAAGTAGTTAAGGATGACCCAGTACGCCCACATATTCCGTTAAGTCAACGGATCAACGAAACTGCCGAGATACTTATCTTAAAAGCCGGGGAAGAAATACTTGCAGCCACATGTTTTCAATGGTTAAAAGATATTCCGGCGAACGAGCAAGACCTAATAGACTTTGATAAAGATAAAAATATTGCAGTATTTTATACTATTTGGTCATATGCTCCGGGTGCAGGCGCAAAACTATTACAGCAGGCCGCTGAGTGGTTGCTAAAAGACTATGCTGATATCAAAGGAATTGTAACCCTAAGCCCGCAGACTGAAATGGCTCGTAGATTTCATCTTAAAAACGGCGCTAAGGTCCACAAAGAAAACCCAACCAGCGTCAATTACGAATACTATCTCAAAGAATAAAAACGGTAAATACTAGTCATAAGGACTAGATAAATGAGCCGTAGTGTACATTCTGTAAAACTCACCCCATATAACTCATCACAACTAAGTAGCCTGACCTATACTCTAGGCGATGTAGTTTTTGATCAAGATAACCTTACTTTACGAGTAATGGATGGGAACACGTTCGGTGGCGCAACAATAGCCAATCAAAGTTGGACTCAGAATTATATAAACACAGTATTTTCTCAAGCTGTTATTACAGTGGGAAATATAACCAACAGTACCGGCACATATCCAAGCGGTGCCCTAAGAATTGCAGGCGGCGTAAGTATCAAGAAAGATACTTACATGGACGGTTCGTTAACGGTTAATACCAATTTAACAGTTACCGGCAATTTAAATGCTACCGTTACAACTAGTGCTCAACCTAATATTAACAGTTTAGGTACACTGACTGGATTGACATCAAGCGGTGCTGTCAGCATCACAAATAACACTCAATCTACAGCATTAGGTACTGGTGCGCTACAAGTTAGTGGCGGCGTCAGCATTGCCAAAGACTTGTATGTGGGCGGAAAGTTATTTTTAACTGATTCACAACTAAACATTGCCGGCGCCACTTTCAGCAATGGTGTTATTGTCAGTGGTTCTACTAGTCCGTTTACAGAATATTTTACAGTCACCGATGGTGCTGGAACTCCTGTAACTAAATTTCAAATAGACACAGCCACCGGCAACACAACAATCGCCGGCACATTAGATACAACTGGCACATTTCAAGTTAATACTAACAAGTTTGTAGTCAACGGAACTACCGGCAACACAACAATCGCTGGCACATTGAATGTTACTGGATTGATAACTGGACCAGGGCTTGGAGTGACAATAAGTGCAACTGCTCCTCCAAGTCCGGTAGCTGGAAATTTATGGTATAACAGCACAAGTGGTAATTTATATGTTTACTATGTGGATGCCAATGGTGGAAATTGGGTACAACCCGCAGAGAGCAATCAACAGGCCAGTTTTACCTTACCCAATGCCAGCTCAAGCGTACTAGGGGGTGTTATTGTGCCGTTGGTTGGCACTAGTGGTATAACAAATACAAACGGAACTATAAGATTAGCCACTGCATCAACTACACAGATAGGTGGTATCACTATTGATGGTACAACTATTACCAAAAATGCCAATGGACAAATACAGTATGTAATACCAACTGCCACAACCAGTACGATAGGTGGTGTAACGATTCCAGCAGTGAGTACTAGCGGTATCACAAATACCGGCGGAGCTATTGGTATAGCCACAGCAACTAACACGCAGATCGGCGGTGTAAAAGTTGACGGTAGCACTGTCACAATCAATGGTAGTGGAGTCATCAGCGCACCTTACAGTTATACCTTACCAACTGCTTCAAATATCACACTGGGCGGAGTTAAAATTGACGCATCTACAGTGACCACAAATGGTCAGGGTCAGTTGACAATACCTGCGATCACTCTGGGATCTACTGTTTTATATCCTGGTTCTACAATGTCTGCGTTGGACAGTGTGGTCATCGGCGCAATTACACCTGCTGCCGCAACATTTACATCGATCACAGTAGCTGGAGAAACTATCACCGGGTTCACTGACATCTATGATTTTGATGACATATCTTATTATGTTGACGGATTTACCAACACATTTGCTTTGACGTTCAATCAATCGCCAGTGGCATTGGCCAGCCCGTTTAACATAATTGTAGCAATAGATGGAGCTGTACAACCAGCATTCGATCTGGGCTATGAACTAGTTTGGGGTAGCGATATACTACCCGCTAGTAAGGGCTATACAGTAGATATCAACGGAAATTTACAATTTGCTGAATGCCCTAGCATGGGCAGTCAAATTCAGGTAAGATCTTCTGTATCAGTAAGCCCTACACCACATACCAAGAAGGTCTATCCATTTAAAGCACTAGATATTATGATGGGCTTTTAAAAAACATAAATACACGATAAAAAACAGGATTTGAATTATGGCCAGAAAATCGATACTCGATACATACTACACGTTTACCCCGTCAGCTCGCACTATTATTATTCCCCGTGCGATTCCAAGAGAGCGTCTAGTATTAATCACCGATGTAACAACTAACCAAGTAATTTATAACTTTTCTGATGCAAATTTAAAGGCCACTAGCTATGCCATCAGTACAGATCCGACCGGTGCTTACACAAATACCACTATTGTACTGAATTACAATACTACTGCACTAGCATCCACTGACAAACTGGCCATAGTAGTTGATGAATATGACGAAAAATTCACTCCTAGCGAAACATACTTAGATGCTGTAAACAAACTACGTGTTAGCCAACCACAGTCACTAGTTGATACTGACTATGAATATTCAACACAAGCTACCAAGTGGGAAAATCTGGCAGCTATTAATAATCGTCCTTTTGGTAACTTTGACTTCAGTGCTCCTATAGTTTACACAGATATTTTAGCCACGCAAAATTCAAGAACCTACACTGTCAATACCACAACACCGCCAGCAGTGGGACAGATCATTGTAGTTATTGATCCAGTTTACGCTGGAGCAGAAGGTATCTACGTGGTAGACAGTGTGGTAGCAGGTACAAGTGCTAGTTATACTGGTAAATTCTACTATACCGGTGCAGGATCTGGCGTCAGTATTAATAACCTAGGTGTTACTGCGGTATACAGTGGTAACATATTCAGCGGAGCACAAATTCCAATAAGTAGCATTACCAACTCAGGTACTGCGGTAACTGTGACAACCAGTGGCCCGCATGGTTTAATGTTAGGTAATGATATCGCTATCACCGGAACCACAGCTACTACTAATGCACCCAACGGTTCGTGGACTATAGGATCAGTACCTAGTCCGACTACATTTATTACCTATGTGGCCAGTGCTCCGACCGGTTCAATAGTAGTTGCGCCTAGCACAGCTACAGTACAAACTGTTACAGGACTTAAGAATCTCGGTGTACAGGCAACTACAGCATTTGCTCTAGGACAAAGTGTTACAGGCACAGGCATTCCACCTAACAGCTATATTACCAGACTAAACAGTGTAACCTATTCCAGTGCATCGGTCAGCACAACCACATTGACCGTTACTACTATCAGTGCTGGTTCAATGCCACAATCCGCGTGGCCAATGAACGTGGCTGGTCTTAGCCCAGCAACTGCTTTTATTCAATATCAGTTAACTTCAACTGCATCAGCTGTAGCAACCATTGCTTATCAAACCAACACGTTGATTCCAGCTACTGTTGGACTCAGCGTTGTGCCTCTTGCCAACGTGACTAACGTTCAAGTAGGTCAATTGATATCAGGTAATAATGTGCCTGCAGGAACCTATGTGGGATCTATCTACACCGCCAGTGGACAAAATGCTGTCAGCTTGGTCAACTACTTGGGCGCCGCGGCACTGCTAACTGGTACTGCCAGCGGCAACTACAACTTCTACACAGTTGGTACCACAGGAACTTATCAATTGAATACCAGTTCAACAGGCACGCCCACTGCGGCCTACAGTTACGGTATTACCAATCCAACGACAGCTACAGGTTCAATAACAGCAACTCCACTGGCCAACTTGTTTGTAAAACCCAGCGGACATATTGCTCATAGACCATATGACGGCGGAGTACGTTTCTCAACCAATGCGGCCAGTCATAATCATCAATTTACACGACAAACTCGTCGTTACTTCCGTTATCAATCTGGTAAAGCTATCCAGATGTCAACTGGTACTACACTAAAACCACAGATGGCGCTGGATGCACTAACATCAAGCGGTACCGTAGTAACAGTCACAACTAAAGATCCGCACAATATCGTCAGCGGTGTAACAATTCAGATCGCAGGTGCTAACGAGCCCCAGTACAATGGACAGTATGTTATTACAGCAGTTCTTAATCCATATCAATTTACCTATACTGCACTAGCAATACCAAACAGCACTGTGGCCACAGGTTTGTATGTGGGCAGTGTGGTCAATTGGCAGGGCAATCAAAATCGTGTGGGTATTTTTGACATCGCCAACGGCATGTTCTTTGAATATGATGGCGCCACATTCTGGGCTGTGGTGCGTACCAGCACATATCAATTGTCAGGCTCTATCTCAGTCAACGCAGGCAGCAACACTGTCAACGCTGTGAGTGGATTTCCAACATATTTCAGCAAGCAGTTACAACCAGGCGACTTTGTGGTTATACGTGGATCAAGCTATCGAGTTCTAACGGTCAACAGCGACAGTCAGATCACAATTAACCCAGGTTTCCGCGGTGTCAGCAACGTGTCTAATGCACAGATCATGAAGACCACAGAACGTCGTATTCCGCAGTCAGCATTCAACGTGGATCGACTAGATGGTACAGGACCAAGTGGAATGACTCTGGATCTAAGTCGTATGCAGATGTATTACATTGACTATTCATGGTACGGTACAGGATTTATACGCTTTGGTGTTCGTGGTGCAGATGGTAACGTGATTTATGTTCACAGAGTACTAAACAACAACAGTCAATACCTAGCCTACATGCGCTCAGGCAACTTGCCAGGACGTTACGAGTCAAACACCTTTTCAAGAATGGCCATAGCATTGCCTAATACGGGTATTGTGGGAACAGGAACAATCTTTTCAACTGATACGTATATGTATGTAAGCGATACATACGGATGGCCCACAGCAGGCACAGTGGTTGCACGAAATGGAACACAGATTGAATATATGAATTATTCAGGTATTTCTGCTGTGGCCACATTGACATTCAGTACTACAGCTGGCAGCACAACATTGACCGGCACAAGTGTAGCTGGCATAGTGGTAGGACAGTACATTTCAGGTCCTAACATTCCAACACCTTGTGTAGTTCAGACCATCGGCGCAACTAGCATTGTTATCAGCCAACCTGCTTACACTAACAGCATCAATCAAACATTTAGATTTAATCCGCAATTGATCGGCCTGACCAGAGCCCAAGCTGGTGGTACTCCTACCGGAACCACAACCATAGGATCAATAACAATCACAACAGTAAGCTCAACCACTGGACTACAGGTAGGACAATATGTGTTTGGCTCGGGTATCCCAAACCAAGCCTATATCACAGCTATTGGTGCAGGCACTATCAATATCAGCCAAGCACCGACTGCTACTGCAACTGGTGTTGCACTGACTATACCTCCAATGGCAGGTGCGGCCCAGGTATTCACTATTACTCCCACTGCAATGACCAGTGTGGAATTACATGCTCCGCAGTTTGCATCTGAAATCAACCACTGGGGTACAAGTGCGATCATGGACGGTCAGTTTACCAACGATAAACAATTTATCTTTACCAAAGGTATGACCAACTTGTTGGCTATCCCAGCAGGTGCCAGCGCCGCGGTATTGAGCTTCCGTGTAAGTCCAAGTGCATCAAACGGTATTCCAGCGGCCAATATTGGTCTACGTGAAGTTATAACACGTATGCAGTTTATCATGCAACAGACTGACATCTTGACCAACGGTAATTTCTTGATGACCTTAGTGTTGAACGGTGTCATTGTTGATACAACAGCAGCCGCGAGCCTAAACTGGTTGCAAGTAGGCGGATCAAGTCTAAGTCAGTATATCATTCACAATCCGCAAACTACTGTAACAGGTGGCGAAACAATCTTTGGATTCTACTTGAATACTGGTGCTGGTGGTACAAGTTATCAATCAACACAGCAGGATTTACAAGCAGTTCGCGATCTAGGTACAAGCATATTAGGTGGTGGTTTTACCAGTCCAGTAACCGGAATATACCCAGACGGACCAGACGTGATTACCATCGTGGCACAGAACTTAGGTTACTTGACAGCCAACATTCAAGCACGTTTGAGTTGGGTTGAAGCACAGGCTTAAGGATTAACCATGTCACAAACGCTGAGTCAGATCACAGTTGCACCAGCGGTAAGTGATACCGGAAGTCTTTACCTTGCCGCACAACCTGCCGCTAATCTTGGTCAAAGAACTAACACAGTATTTGCTACAACCGCACTGACATTTAATCCTACTACAGGAGCATTGGTCTTAGGTGCTAGTTCAACATCAATTAGCGGTCCTATCACAGTTGCAGGCAGTGGTACATTTGCTGGTGCTGTGTCAACAACTAGTCTAACTGCTACTAATGGTTTAATTTACAACGGACGTACTATCACACAAAGCACTACAATACCAGTGGGATACAATGCAGTATCAGTTGGTCCTATAACACAGGCCAACGGTGTTGTGGTAACACAAGCATCAGGCACAAGGTGGGTAATCCTATGACCACACTAACAGCTTCAACCAATGCTACAAGTCCGTGGGCTATCAGCGCCGATACCACTGGCACGATTGTATTACAAAGCAATAATACTACCGCACTTACACTAGACACTAGTCAAAATGCTACGTTTAACGGTACACAGATGGTGGTTAGTTCTACAGGCAAGGGATCCACAGCTGACGGCAGTATTGCCAGTATCAATTCTTTTGGATTTAAAAATAGATTGATCAACGGCGCTCTCGATTTTTGGCAAAGAGGCACCACTTTTAGCAATTTAGGTACCTATGGTCCGGATCGCTGGACCGCAAGATATAACGACTGTGTGGGTAACTACACCAGGATTGCGCTAAGTGATCTAGTTGGTTTTACCTACTCTAATCAAATCATCAAAAGTGGCGCCAGCAATGGATCAGCATTTTTACAGCAGGCCATTGAAACACTAAACTGTAGAGATCTACTGGGCAAAAAAGTTACATTTTCAGTTTGGGCAAAGAAAACCAATGCGACCACACAGGCAACGCACAATGTTTCAATAGGTGTTGGACTATTCACATCAGTCGATACAGGAACATGGGCACAAACTCCCGAGATAGCCTGGGTTTATGCTCGTTGGACTTCTGCTGGAATAACTTCGGGAGATCCTGGAATACAACAAGGTGCAAGCTACAGTAGTGTAGGAACACCTACGGCGGGCACTGTATTAGGTACCAATGTGTTTACTACTTCATGGGAAAGATACTTTATAACCTTGACTATCCCAACAACCACAAGAACTATAACCTGTCAAGTTGGATCAGAAGCTATGGTACAAAACGGCGGTATTGAATTTACCGGTATGCAATTGGAATTGGGTGGACAGCCCACACAATTTGAGTATCGGCCTAATGGTATGGAATTTACACTGTGCCAAAGGTATTATCAGAAGTCATATAATAAAACGGATGCTCCAGGAACAACAACTACAACTGGTGAACTCAGATTTCAAACTGCTGGTACTGGTGGCGAGTCTTTTCCAACAGTTGTGCTTCCTGTTCCAATGAGAATAACACCGACCCTTGTATTTTACAGTCCAAATAATGGTGCTTCTGGAGCTTTCTATAACTATTCGGCAGGTACTAACCCTACTATGACTGGAACAAATACTAATGGTGAACGTGGTTGGTCTGGTGGATCAGGAGCCTCAGCAACATCTATTTGCGGATATCACTATACAGCATCGGCGGAGTTAGTTTAATATGGCACTAGTATACGACGGCACACTGGGTTTAACATTTCCTGATAACAGCGTTCAGAACACGGCCGCTACGGGATTTGGTTTTAAGAACAGAATTATCAATGGTGCTTGTGTTATTGACCAACGTAATAATGGCGCAAGTGTTTCAGCCACAGACGGCGGGTATCAGCTAGACAGATGGTCTACAATTCTTAATACAGGCACGTTCACTGTGCAAAGAAACGCTGGCAGTGTAACTCCACCTGTGGGATTTACAAACTATTTGGGTGCAACAGTTACTTCCTCAGGAGCAGTAACAGGAACAACAGGTATCCGTTATAAAGTTGAAGGTTATAATATTTCTGATCTAGCATGGGGAACAGCCAATGCTCGACCTATAACAATGTCTTTTTATGTATACAGTTCATTGACCGGAAATTTTGGTGGGTCTATTGAAAGCAGTGACCAAAATTTATCTTATCCATATCTATATACTGTCAGTACTCCCAACACTTGGACATACATAACTGTCAATGTGCCCGGGCCAACATCTGGATTATTTAACACTACCAATACTGGCGGTATTATTATTGAATTTTCATTTACTACAGGAGTAGCCCAGCAAGGAACTCCGGGAGTTTGGCAAAGTGGTTATAGACAAGGTGCAGTTGGTCAAGTTCAAATAATGTCTACCAACGGTGCTACTTTTTATATCACAGGTTTTCAGTTTGAAAAAGGTTCAACAGCAACTAGTTTTGATTACAGACCTTATGGTATGGAATTGGCTTTATGTCAACGATACTATGTTAAAGCAATCAAAGGAAGTTATCCAGGAAGTTTTGCGGCCTATGCATTTTCAACAGGTTCGTTTACTTGTTCAGTACAGTTTCCGGTCACTATGCGAACTATACCAACAACAGTTACCTTTTATTATGCCGGTACTGCCAATGCAGTTGTAAATGTCGGCACTGGTGGTAGTGTGTCAATAACTGTGGCACAAAACTGGTGGACCGCAGACGGTATCTTGGGTGCAAACGTTAGCGGTACTCCGTTAACAGCAGGCGCGGCCTACGGCTTTGATTACATTGCCAATGCGGAGTTATAATATATGGCACTGACATTTGACGGCACTAACGGACTAACAGTACCTACCTGGACCACAACAACCAGACCTATCGGTCCTGCTGTGGGTCAGATGGGTTACAACACCACCATTGGTCAATTTGATATCTACACTGCCAATGGGTGGGTAGCTGTACTCAACACCACCAGCACAACCAACAAGCCTTCATATGCAGGATCTGCGTTACAAACTGTGGGTGCAACGTTGAATACATTTGGGTCAACAACTTCATCAACCTATGTAGCAGTCAGCGGATTAAGTGTGGCAATAACACCTGCAAGTACCAGTAATAAAATTTTGATTCGGGGTCATGTATGGATCAGTGGCTCATCACAGAATGGTATGTATGGTGCTGTTTTTAGAGATGCTTCAATACTAAGTGGTGCGGTTGGTAGTGCTTCACAATCGAATGCTATTATAAATGGTGGTAGTGGTACTGTAAGAGCATCCGGCGGTTTCATACCACACGCTGGATTCGTAACCTATCAAGCAACACCAATTTATTTTGAATTTTTAGATAGCCCGTCCAGCACAGCTTCTTTGACATATCAAATATATGTACGAGTCGGAGGTGGTGGAACTTTGTACTATAACTATCAGAGCAATACAAGTACTAACCCTGACTTTGGTTACTTTGCATCTACTATTACTGCTCAGGAGATTGCGGCATGAATCGACACGAAGCAATCTACGCAACTCATTCCACAGTTGTTACTATCCGTGGTGATATTGCCTATGACCGCGATGAAAACATTGTTGAATACAATGAAACCCTAGTTCAAGCATATATTGATGCTAACAAATATATACAACAGCGTCAAGCAGAATATCCGTCCTATGCTGACCAATTTGATATGATTTTCCATCAAGGTATTGATGCATGGAAAGCACAGGTTCAAGCAGTAAAAGACAAATATCCCAAAGGATAATCTATGGCACTACTTTTTCCATCAAACCCAACACCCGGACAGATTTTTACCAGCGGACCCAGTAATTGGATCTGGGACGGCACCGCGTGGACTGTGGGTGCAAATCTGTCTTATCAAGCTATCACAACCAACTTGGATTGTGGCGATCTACTAGTGGCCAATGATGCGTTTGGTGTAGAAACTGCGGGCGATATCGTGGTCATTGATGCCATGTTTCCGGGACCTATAGCTGTCCTAGATTTAACGGGTGCTGGGCCAGTATCAGTCAACCCAATTTAAATAAATACAAGTAACTAGGAACCAGATCGATGCCATATCAAATACAGCTTAGAAGAGGCACTACAGCACAAAACATAGCTTTTACCGGTGCCATCGGAGAGCTGACTGTTGACACACAACTCAACACACTTCGTGTGCAGGATGGTAGCACAGCTGGCGGTTGGGCCTTGGTAAATGTAGCCTCAGTACAAACACTGACCAACAAAACACTCACTGCTCCCATAATCAGCACAATCAGCAACAGCGGCACATTGACATTGCCCACCAGCACTGATACCCTCGTTGGCAGAGCAACCACCGATACACTGACCAACAAAACACTCACTGCTCCCATAATCAGCACAATCAGCAACAGCGGCACATTGACATTGCCCACCAGCACTGATACCCTCGTTGGCAGAGCAAC